ACTTTAAAGGCTTCTCCCGCCCCACTGATGGCCATAGTACCATCTTTAATTTGTTGTACAACTGAGGGTGGTAACATATTGATTAAATCTTCACCAATCGCCGTAATGCCTTGACCTAAATTAATTAGTTTTTCTGCAGCCGCGGTCTCTAAATCTAACCCTTTAAATATATTTCCCTGTTCTATTTTTTCTTTATATCTTTCAGGTGCCAATATAAGTTCATCCATCATAGTTTGTCCTATATCCCCTGCAACTGCTTGGAATCCTGACATTGTATCGGGGTCATTTAGTCCTTTAGCTAATGCCTGAGTTAACGAATAACCATAGTCTTCCATATTCTCAGCATTAATAGTATTATTTAACCCTTCCATTAAGGTTTTACCCATAGCTTCACCAGCGTCCAATGCATCTGAAACTCCAGCGGTATTTACACCGCCCATTACTGTTGCGGCTTCAGAGGACTTTATGGCGTTACTGATACTCTCTAATGCGGTTAACTGTCTTAATGCAATATCTTTAGCCGACGCATCATTATCTTGTTGTAATTTTCTTAATTCTTTTAATTCTTCAGCGGTAAGTTGTGTGGCGTCTAGTGTTCTAGTTTTCATAACACCATCATCTTCATACGGTAGACTAACTGTCATTTGTCCCTTACCGTCAATATCCGCCATATTGGCTATTAGTTCTTTCTCTTCTTCAGATAATTCAGTAAATGCATCTAATACCCCTAACTTTTGTGTTCTTTCTCTACTCTTAATGGCAGTATTAGATAACTCATTAATATCCATACCTGTAAGCTTAGCGGCTTCTCTTAATCGATACATTTCAGTTACAGGAATATCAAACTCACCTGTTTTTTCATTAAACACAACTGCAGATTCCGCCATGTCTAGTATTGAATCTTGTAACCCTTCAACGTCATTTTGTGCCATATACAAGAGTTTGAATGGGTCACCCAAATCTCCAACCGCACCTCCCAACATTTGGAATCCCGCAGCAGTTTCTATCGCTTTTTCAGGTTCTAAAAGTCCTTCAGCCAATGAGAATGTTTTACTAACATCCATCCTCAACGCCTGTGCTTTAGCAACCATCCTTGAGAACCCTTCAACTCCCGCCTTGAAGTTATAAGTAGACAGTTGTTTTATATTAGTAGAAATACCTTTCATAAACTCCCCTACATTGATTCCATAACTTCTCGCTTGTTTTGCCATGGTGTCAATATTTTCTATCGCAGTATCAGTTCCAACACCAATAGTTGCAAAACCTTCAACAATCGGAACTATCTCAGACGCGGTAACACCCGCGCTTTTCGCTAACGCTTGCATATTAACAACTTGTTCAGTAGTCAATAATGTATTAACTTTCATTACTGAGTTAATTTGTTTCATTAAATTTAAATTATCATCTAATGAAACACCAAATTGTAGTGTTTCGAACGTAGCCTCACCCATAGAGTGTGCAACCGCCTGTCCAATAATTCTAGTCTGACCCATTGTTTCCTGTACAAGGTCATAACTTAATTCTCGTAAAGCTTCGGTATCTCTAAGTACTTCGGTAGGTAACGCTAACCTACCTAAGTTAGCTGCTAATTTTAATACGTTTGCATCTGTCAAAGAAGTCGCCCTATTTAAGGCGTCCATACCTGTCGTTAATTCATTTAACGCTTCATTTCCCGCATTTTTTAAAGTATCACCTGGGTCGACAAACATTTAACAAGTATTTTTATATAAATACTTATCTTTTTGATTTAGCCTTTTCCATTGCCTCGGATTTCTTTTGGAACTCTTCAACAAGTTTGTCAACAAAATATTTTCTTTCGTAGGTAGGTATTTTCATCAAATCGTTATACGAGAAGTTTGAATACCTAATTAAATAATAGATTTCATCGAGCAGAACTGTCCTCATTTCAGAAGAAAGGCCGAAAAAACTCCACCCCAAAAGTAACACGGACGGTTACCTGTTCTCCTGACGGGGCGTTAACAACTCTTTCTAAATCTATTTTAGGTTCACATTCATTTAATGTTTTTCGAATGTATTTTGAATCCATTATAGGTAGATTTAAGACAAATTTTGAAATATACTCTCTATCATTATTGTCATCTACACTAATAATTTGTTTTTCTAATCTCGCAGTTATGGTCGGTGCGGTTACATTAGAAGGGTATTGTGAAATCATTTTATTTAAATCATCTAACTCACCCACAGTTAAAAGTTTACATCTTACGGTATTACCCGTTTTAGGTAACTTTAATGTAAAAGTCCCATCTTCATTAGGTTGTTGGGTTGGTTTTATAAAATCCAACTCATCTAACCTAATTGTATGTGAAAACTCTTTATTTGTTTTGGGGTCTTTTAGATTAAATCCGTAGTCAGGACCAAAAGATGTGTTTCTTAGAAATATAAGAACCGCTTCTAAGTCTCCTTCGAGTAAATCTTCTACCCTAATATCAGGCTCATAAATTTTGTTACGAACTAAATCATTTATAACACTATTTGTTCTACCTGCAGAAATTAAAATGTTCTCGTCTTGGGCAGTTAGATACCCAATCTTCAAACTTTTCTTTTTGTTTTTGTAAAACTTACCCTGTGATGGTAGGGTTACTACATCATGTGGTAGATTAAAATCTTGTTGTCCGTATTGTATTGCTTCTTCCATATTGTATAAAAAAAAACCATAGGGAATGAACCCTATGGTTAAATATATAACTTATTGATTTTTTTTCAATAGTATTAGTAAACCAAAATACATCTATCAGGACGTAGTGTTGCTGTAATTGTTGCTAAAGCGTCGTCACTATATCCTAAACTATCGAAATTAACATCTGTTAAGAATGTTCCCTGTAGTATCCACTTTTCTACCGCGACACCTGTTGGGTCTAACATCTCTAAGTCCAAATCTTTTTTGTATCCTGCTGCGTAACCCATACGACCTGTAACAGATTCTGCAGTTAATCTTACCCACTCCATCAACGCTTGTGATGCTGACGGACCAATCGGGTCTCTAAACGTTACATTAATTGTATTCCAAGTGAACCTACCTGCAACATAAGTAGATGTGTTTAAAAATGGAATCTCAGTCGAATTAATCTGTACATTAGGTCTTGAAGTAGACTCAACGTACCATGAGTTTATACCTAATGAAGAAGGAAAGGTAAGAACAAATCTATTCTTCCTTTTTGGTTCATAAGGTACGGGCATTTTCATTAATAAATCAGCCATAGTATTTTGGTTTTAAATTTCTCGTTTATTTAATTATAAATATCAGCTAAGAACTTTTTTCTCTTTACTTTTATTTTTTTATCAGTAAAATCCTTACTAGCAGTTAGAAATTAAACTTCTTGTTTATCTCCTCCCTTAGTTAAATAAGTTTTTACTGGGCTTTCTTCATATTCTTTATCTAAAAACTTCTTTATTGATTCTATATTGCCTGGGTCATCATCAGAAAAACCAATCTGTGGAACAAAGTTATTCTTAACATCATTTGTAAATGTTACTCTTTGACCTAGTTTTTGACTCTGATATTTGACATAGTCAATAAATTCTCTTAAAGCTTTTATCTTTCCTTCTTCAGGATTCGAAGCGGAACCTTCACCATAAGTAACAGGGTGATACTTACACATATCTAAGTACTCTTTTATTAAAAGTTGGTCATCTTTTAGGACCTCACCCGATAAGTCACGATACTCTTTTAGGTTCTCGATTAATGTTTGAGCATTAATCCCATTATGATTTGTAACAATCATATTATAAATTGCGTCTTTTAAAACAGATGGTGTATGTCCTCTTGCGGTTATTATAGCAAAAATAGAACCCCCATTTATACATTCCACAAAATCATTCCATGACGGTCCGGGTTCTGCTAACATAGAGTCTACGATAAACCTTTTGTCACCTTCCACCCCGAAATTTCTATATGGATTTTCTGCATAACCTACAATCATTTCACCATTATAGTCGAATGGTTCTTTACCTATTCTTTGTCTATACTCCGCAAAATCTTCCGTGGACATACCAACCTCATGACCATCATCTGCAACTAACATAATTTGAGTTGGCATAGTTACGATGTTATCGTCCCAATCAAAAGCATAATACTTATGGTCGGGATTACCATCCTCTATACCCTCTTTGACCAAGATATCATTAAGGTTTCTTCTTATAATCTGTTTTAAATTCATTAAATTACTTATTTAAATTTTGAATAAGTCTTTCTAACTGAGCTTCTGTCATAATAATGTTTTGAGGCTTTTCTGAATAAGTCTCAACACCGTTACTTTCTAACTCCATAGATTCTCTTAAAATTTTCTTTTTGAATTCCATTTCTTTATTTTTTATTAAACGTTTAATTAAAGGCTAAAAATGGGGGACAGACTTGCTGACCCCCATTTAATAATTATCAGATATCTTCGAATGATGCTCCTGTTGGTGTGATTAGGAATTCTATGTCGATGAATTCTAATGCTCTTGTTGGTTTTAGATAAATTTTACCTACTAATGTGTTATTATCTAAATCCTCAGGAGTGTTCTGAACTACAACTCTAAAGTCAATTAAACCTCTATCTCTTCTGATTGAATCTAAGATTGGGTTTACTGAATCTAAGAACTCTTGTCTTACTTGGTCATCATTCTGTTCGAACAATAGTCTAACCGCAACTGCTGAAATCAACTTACGAGCCTGTAGTAACAATCTTCTAACGTTAATTCTGTCGAGTGCAGACTCTTTAACTTGAGTTGTTTTGTTACCCCAAATAACTGTACCGACATCTGAGAATGTTGCGATTGGGTTTATTCTACCCTTGTAAAGGATATCTCTATCATCTTGTGTTAACTTCTTACGTGCCTTTATACCGTTTACTAAACCTCTTGTGTAACCAGCGGATGCGAACCATGGGAACGCAATATTGTCAGTTAATGCCAAGTTTCTAACAACCTCTGCTGTTGGTGGTAAGTAAATCTGAGTATTGTTTACACTGTCTCTCGTTAGTATCCATGGGTAGTATGTCGCGGTGTAGTTTGAATCAATACCCGTGTCCTCAAGGTTTTCGGTCGCCTCTTGTGGGTAAATGAAATCACCTGTGAAATTAGATGTTGTATTTACAAACATGTTGTAATCAGGTGTGGTACAGATGTAAATTGAGTCCGCTCTGTCTGTTTCAATCATGTCGATTGCTTCTTCAACAAGATTAGAGTTATTTACATAGTCAACACCTGGTGTTGTAAACACGTTAATATTAACGGATTCAGGATTTACAAACGTCCACTGTCCCCATAGGTATGCGTAATAGTCAGTATTACCCCAATCCTGTCTATCAGGACCTGTTATTGTTTTAAACGCCCCCCAACCTGTAGCGGACGGGAATCTAATAGACGTAGCTGCACCTTTTAAGTATCCACTATTACCTAATATAAATCTATCGCCGTTAGTTCTATATTCTCTGTAGATATCCCAACCATCAAAACCTCCTGTCGGAATTAGAGTGAACTTACGTGCATTTAATCTATAATATGGTGATGTGTCTGTTGGTTCGCTTCTGAAAGCTGCGTCACCCACCTCAAATGCAGTTTCACCCGATGTGGTCCATTGACTAGAGATTGTAATAACTGTTGCTCCTGAGTCCATGTGATATCCCTTAGTTAATACCGCCCATGGTGACGACTCAGTTGCAGTAGCTAAGTTAGTCGGATTTTGTTTACCCTTGTACGATGTAAAGTCTACGTCAATACCCACAGTGTTTGAAACACCTAAGTAAACTCTTCTTGGGTTGTCACCAGGACTTCTAGTCACGTTGTCACCTCCCGCAGTACCAAATGGGGGATTCGCAATTATCTCACCTGGTGTGTCATACTTAGTCTTATAAATTAAGTGTGGTGACTTATAGTTTTTATACTGTCTTGTTTGATATCCTCTAAATCCACAAGGTA